AAGCGGTGTTGGAGCAACGCGCCGCCGCTGCTGGCAAATCGGCTGTTAAGCGCCTGAAAGCAGTGAGCCGCAAGCGTTCCGGCAAGTACGCGAAGGGCTGGACTAGCACCGTAGACCACGCAAGCTTGGAACAGGGCGTTGAAGTGACGGTGCATAACAAGCAATACCAGCTAACGCACCTGCTTGAAAAAGGCCATAAGATCAAGAACCAGACCGGCAAGACATACGGTGTTGCACCGGGCGACGGGGTAATTGAAGCCGTGGCCGAAGAGGTGGGGCGCGAGTTCATGGCGGGCGGTGATGCGACGTGATCACGCTTGACCAACTTTGCGCCGTGCTTGACGGTCTGAACATCCCTTGGGCTAACGAGGGCTTTTCAGACGATGACAAGCCCGCGCCGCCCTACATGAGCCTTGAAGCGGGATTTGGCGAAACGGCCTATGCCGACAACGACGCTTGGGCGCGTTGGATGCCCTACGAAGTCTTGCTTTACACCGCGCAGCGCTCATATGACCTTGAAGCGAAGCTTGCCGATGCGCTGGACGCGGCGGGCTGCGCATTCGAGAAAGCAATAACACACCTAGACGGCGAACGGCTCATTGAAGCGTCGTTCACTGTCAACGTAACCGAGTAGATAGGAGCCTTGAAAATGGCACGCAATGGCTTTTTCGGCGTTCGCAATTCTCACTTTGCGATCTGCACCGACGAAGACAAGTTCACTTACGAAACGCCGGTGCATGTAGCCGGTACCGTCGAAATCAGCATGGAACCGAGCGTTGAGACGGGCACGAGCCATGCAGACAACGACGTTTGGCTAGAAGAGCAGCAGGACAACGGCGGCAGCGGCACCATGAGTTTCTACGATACCGAAAGCACGCCAGAACTGCGCCAGCTTATCGCCGATCTGGTGGGCTACACGATTGCAAAGGACGGGCGCACCATCCTTAGCGCGAACAAGAAGCCCAAGAAGTTTGCGTTTATGTGCGAGCAGCCCGGCCACATTCTAGGCCGCCGCCGCTGCTTGGCGATGTGCCAGCTTTCCAAGCCGTCGCAGACGCTCACCACCAACAGCGACACGCCGGAGATCACGCAGCTTGACTATGCCTTTACATGGAAGCCCATTATCCCGCCCGGTGGCACTGCCGATGACCGCGCGAGCGGCTATGACAGCTTTTCGGATTTGCCGGACTATGAAACGTTCTTCGATGCCGTCAACCTTGACGGGATGGTAGGACAGAAGACAGACACGGAAGACGAACCCGCGCAGAGTGAAACCGGGGGCGAGTAATGGTTATCGACTTCGGCGAAGGGATGGAGTTTGAAGCCACCTTCAACGGCTTCACGCCCATTGTGTTTTCGCGCACGTTCAACGTTGAGAAGCCAAGCGGCGCGACGCGCCCCAAGGACATTAACGAAGACGTGGGCATGATCGTTGAAACGATGCGGTCTTGCGGTATGCCGTCGATGACGGCGCTTCTTGAAATCGCCTATGCGTGCATCAAGACCGCGAAGCCGCGTTGGGCGCTTGGCTTTGACAAGTGGGTGAAATCGCTTCCGCCCGCCGCGTTCGACCTACAGAAGGGGGACGGTTGGGCGGCTGACGTGATGGGCATTGTCGAGGACAACTTTTTTCCTTCAACGCCCGATGTAGTGGAAGCCGCGCCCGCCGAAACGGCCAGCGCCGCCACTGCCTAGCAATCTGGCCGACGCGTGCGACGCACGCTATCTGTACGACTGCCAGCAATGCGGGCTTTCCATCACGGATTTGCAGCAACTTAGCTTCCGACAGGTCAAAGACCTGTTGGAGATTCACGCGTTCTACACCGATGCCGCCGCAAACTACGACGATGACGAAAAGGCACGCAAGGCCGAAGCGGCATTTTGGGGCTAGTGAACGTTTCACGGCACCGCACCCGCGCGGGCGCGGTGTTTGAAGCGCTCATGCACTTTGAAAACAGAAAGAAGGTGAACCGGCATGGCGGTAAGCTACAAAGGACTTGTTATCAAGTTCGGCGGCGACACTACCGAACTTCAAGGGGCTTTGAAAAAGGTTTCGAGCGAATCAAAGAAGACCCAAGCGGACTTGAAGGAAATTGACAAGTCTTTGAAGTTCAACCCCGGCAACACCGACTTGCTGCAACAGAAGGTCAAGGCGCTAAACAGCGCCTATGGCGAGACGCAACAGAAGTTGGACGCGTACAAACAGGCGCTTGCGCAGCTTGAAGCGAAGCAACAGAGCGGCGCTAGGCTGACCGCCGAAGAGGAACGGCAATATGACAGCCTTAAACGCGCTATCCTGCAATGCGAAAACCAGCTTGAATCATACGGCAAGGAACTTGCCGAAACATCACGCGAAGCCGAAGCGTCGAAAACCAAGCTTTATAAGTTCGGCCAGACCATCGAAGACAACGCCGACAAGCTGGAAAAGGCGGGCAAGGGCGTTGAGCGCGGCGGTCTTGCTATTTCCGGCGGCATCACGGCGGCGGCAACCGGCCTGACCGCACTTGCGGAGAGCCAGGAAGAGGCCATAGCCAAAAACAACCAGCTTGAAACCGCTTTCACCAGCGCCGGAAGCACTATTGAGCAAGCGCAGACCACCTATGCGAACTTCTACCGCATCTTGGGCGATGGCGACACCGCCACCGAAGCGAGCCAGAACCTAATCAGGCTCACGCAAGACGAAGAGGAATTGAAGAAGTGGACTGACATTGCAGCCGGTGCATATGCGACGTTCGGCGACGCTCTGCCGTTGGAGAACTTGGCAGAGACGGCGCAGGAAACCGCACATACCGGCGCGGTAACCGGCAGTTTCGCCGACGCGCTCAATTGGTCAACGGCGAGCGCCGAGCAGTGGAGCAGCGCCCTTTCCGGCAATTCTGCCGCACAAGCAGCTTTCAACAAGGCCATTGCAGAGGGTCAGACCAAGGAAGACGCTTTTAACGAAGCGCTGGCGGCGTGCAAGACCGAGCAGGAACGCGCGACACTTGTAACGGACGCGCTGGCGGGCGTTTACGGTGATGCTGGCAAGGCGTTTCAGGAAACCAACAAAGACTTGCTAGCAAGCCGCGACGCGCAAAACGAACTAGAAACGTCCATGCGCGAAATGGGCGAAGCGGCGTTGCCGGTAAAACAGATGGTAACCGAGATCGGAAGCGAGATTCTGGGCAAGCTGACACCGGCGCTTCAAGCCGCTTCGGACTGGTTCAAATCGCTGTCGCCGGAGCAGCAGGAACTAGTCAAGAACCTTGGGTTGGGCGTGCTGGCGTTCGGCGGGGTTACTACCGCCGTTGGCAAGTTCATGCAGAGCGCCGCGCCCATCGGCGGCGCGATCAAGAGCATTGCGGGCGGCTTCGTTGACCTTGGCGGAAAGGCCGACGGGCTGGGCGGGAAGTTCGGCGGCCTTGGCGGCGGCTGGAAGAGCCTAACCGGGCTTATCACCGCTAACCCTATCGGCCTTGGCATCGCGGCGGTAAGCGCGGCGGTTGCCGGTCTAACGTGGTTCTTCACGCAGACCGAGACGGGCAAGCAGATGTGGGCTGACTTCACCGGCTGGATTTCGGAGAAGTGGCAGAGCGTTTGTGACTTCCTTAGCGGTGCCGGTGAGTTCTGGGGCGGCGTTTGGAACGACGTTACCAGCGGCGTTGAGCAGTTCAAAAGCGACGTTGCGAGCAAATGGGAAGGGTTCAAGCAAGACGCAAGCAACGCTTGGGAGAACATCAAAAGCACCGTTTCCGAAAAGGCACAGGGGGCGGCTGATTGGGTTTCCGACAAGTGGAACACCCTACAGACCGCCACGCAAACGTACTTCGGCGGCATCGCTTCCACCGTGCAAAACGACATGAACACGGCAAAGCAGGTGGGCAGCAGCGCGGGCAGCGCCCTGCAAGCCGCCTTGTCCGGCGACTGGTCAACAGCAAAGGCCGAAGCCGCCAACGCCTTTAACGCGATCAAGGACAACATCAGCCAGAAGATGGACAACGCGCAGCAAAACGCCGTGCGCGTCGCCGATGCCATAGGCAACAAGCTTGGCTTTCCGGGCTTGGGCGAGAAGGTCAACGGCGTGTTCAACAGCGTGCGCGACTTCATGAAGAACCCCATTGAAAACGCGTGGAACTGGATTAAGGACATTCCGAACAAGATCATGAACGCCTTTGGCGGCATCAAGATTGAGTTACCGAAAATCAAGATGCCGCATTTCAACGTTTCTTGGAACGACATAGGCGGCATCGTGAAGCTGCCTAGCATTTCCGTTGACTGGTACGCGAAGGGCGGCTACTTCGACAAAGCTTCGATCATCGGCGTTGGCGAAGCTGGCGGCGAGTACGTGGCACCTGAAAAGCAGCTATGGGACTTCATAGAACGTGCGGTTAACAACGCGTTCAGCGGCGGACAGCCCGCGCAGCAAATCGCCGTCAGCGTAGAGGTAAACGCGACGGTTGCGGGCAACGCGGACGCGTACCAGACAGGCCAGCAAATCGGCCTTGGGATTGCAAGCAAGCTAAAGCAAAGGGGTGTGAGCGTTGCAACGTAGGGTGAAGCGGGCGCAGACAGACCGCGTTATATTCAACGGGCACGATCTAAGCGCCCTAGTAAGCTGCAAGGTCAACCGGCCAATCATGGCACCTGTAAACGCGAACTTCGAGAGCGTTTCAGGCCGTCACGGGGAGTTGTTCAAATCGGCCTACTTCGGGGGCTATGACCTGCCGGTTGACATTTGGCTAAGAAGCGATGACAGGCGCGACGCGGCGACGGTTCGGCACGCGCTGGCGGAACTGCTATGCACCGACGAACCCGCGCCGCTGGTGCTGCCGGATGACCCCACGCGCTACCTTCTGGCAATCGTGAGCGGGTCAACGGACTTGGGCGAGATCACGGACGCTTGCCCAAGCACAACGGTTACGTTCCACGTCGGCGACCCGTTCTATTACGGCAACAAGCGCCGCGTTGAGGTCAAGGCGGGAACGTTCACGGTGAACGCGGGCGGCAACCGCCCCGCGCATCTGGCAATCACCGCCAAGCCGTCTTCAAGCGCGGCTTGGTATATCAGGAACGTTGACACGGGCGAGCAAGTAAAGCTTGCGTCGAGCGTCACAAGCACAAGCACCGTGCGCGTTGACATGGCGCTAGAGCGGGCGACCGTCAACAGCCAAGCCGCCGCCGTCACGCTTGATTCGGATTTCTTCACGATCAATGGCCGCACGACCCTGCAACTAAGCGGCGGAAGCGCGGTGCTGGAATGGCGGGAACGATGGCTTTAATCAGAAAAGTTGGCTTCACGCGCTTTTCGCGCTGGGGCGTGAACCTTGGGCGGCTGGACGTTACGGCGGCGACGCACACCGAAGCGCTGGACGGCACAGACGAAATCAAGGTGACGTGTTCCGATGACGTGAACAAGGGTGACTATATCGTTTGGGTTGACGCGCAGGGCAAGACCCATGAACACATTGTTGACGATGCGAGCCGCACCCACGGCGAAGACGGCACCTTGCAAACCGAGTTCACGGGCGTTAACTCAATCGCCGAACTTTGGGACGATTGGACGGACGATGTAAGGCCGTCGGGGCAGGTTGCGACGGCTCTTGCCCGCGTGCTTACGGGCACGCGCTGGACGGTGGGCACGTGCGACGTGACCGCAAGCGCAAGCGTCGTTCTGTACCACCAGAGCGCCCGCGAATCCGTGGCAGAGATTTTGGAAGCGTGGGGCGGCGAGTTGGAAACCACCATAGAAACCAACGGTTCTTCGGTGGTTTCGCGCAAAGTGGGCGTGCGCAAGCTGCGCGGCAACCAGTCAAGCCCAAAGCGCTTCACGTGGACGAAGGACATTAAGACCATCACGCGCACGGTGTCAGCCGACAACCCGAAAACGCGCGTCTACGGCTACGGCAAGGGCGTTGAAACCGATTCGGGCGCTTACGGCAGACGCTTGACCTTCGCATCTGTCAACGGCGGCAAAGCCTACGTCGAGGATGCCGCCGCAACGAAGATTTGGGGGCACCCGGACGCACGCGGCACGGCGCTTCCGGCTTGCACAAGCTACGTGAACGAGCAGTGCGAGGATGCCGCGCAGCTTCTAAAGGAAACGAAAGCGTACCTTGCAGAGGTCAGCGAACCGAAGGTTAGCTATGAAGCAAGCGTGCTTGACCTGTACGCGTTCGGGCGAAGCTGGGAAGGCGTGGCGGTGGGTGACCGCGTGGCGATCATCGACAAGGGCTTTACCGAAGAGGGCATAAGGCTTACCGGGCGCGTTTCGCAGATCGAACGCGACTTGCTGGGCGGCGACGCTACCGTTACTTTCGGCAACCTCATTAACAGCATGGCCGATATGTGGCAGAGCGTGAGCCAGACCCTAAAGAACAGCAGCCGCGCGGCGGCGACCTATGACGCGGTGGCGGGCACGTCGGTTAGCTGGCTCGTGCAGCTTCAAGACGCGCTTAACGACCAGTTCAACGCGGTTGGGACATACAAGCTTGAAACGTTCGAGTTGGGCAGCTTGTACAGCAACGTGCCCTTGAACCCCGAAACCGGCTTGCCCCTCAAAAGCGTGTCGGGTATGTGGTGCGTGAACATTTCCGGGCGCGGCATCCGCCTTGCTTCGAGCCTTACGAGCAGCGGGCAATGGAACTGGAAGACGTTTATAACCGGCGCGAGCGTGACAGCCGATTGCATCAACGCCGGGACGATGCGAGCCGACCGCATACGCGCGGGGCTTCTGACGGATGACCTAGGGCGCAGCACATGGGATTTGACCAACGGCACGTTGAAGACAAACTACATGACCGCTAACAACATCACCGCAAACGGCCAGTTCTCATGCGGCTACGCGTCAAATCTTTTGCAGCTTATCGCCGGTGAGATCGGGGGGCTTGAAAACGGCACGCAGATTGGCGTAATCGACTTTTCGGCGCACTTCCGAAACATTCAGACCGGCGAGCAGTACACCGGCTTGCAGCTTCTGGGCAACCACGGCATAAGGATTTCGACCCCGCAAATATCCGTGGCAGAAAGCGGAGACAGAAGCGTTGTTGCGACCATCTGCAAATCAGGCACCATGCAACAGCCAATCGTCACCGAGGTTCACGGCAACGGCAACGGTTGCGTTAGCTGGCATTACGGAACATTCAAGATCAACTTTTCTGACGGGCTTTGCACGTCTTGTGTAACTGTCAGCACAGGTTAGGGGGCTTCAATTGGACAAACCAGTTATGTACATGGCGCATGACGCTTTGAGCAACACCGAAATGCAGGTGTCGGAGTTCGACCCGGCGTTGCTCGCCGCAGCGGAAGCGCAGGGCGTTATCTTCGTCGCGGTTGACGCGGCGGGCGACCGCCAAATTGTGAGGGCGTGCGATGTGACACCGCCAAGCGGCGTTGAAGGTTCGTTCACGCTGGTTGAACCCGTCTACGTTGATGACCGCATGGACGCGGTGCTAGACGTGTTCGACGCTATGGCCGCGCTCATACTGCCCGAATCCGCCACGCTGTCGGCATCAGAGGGCGCGACCGCGCCGCCGCGCGACCCCATAGAGGTTTTCGGCGAGAAGCTTACAGCCCTGCGCGAGATCACCAAGGCAGGTGAGAGCAGATGAACACGCACACCCTTGAACTAGACCTTAGCAAGGACGGCTTGGGCGCTGGCCTTGTGAGGGTCGGACAGGGCGACAAGCACGGAACGACCATCAAGGCGCTTATCTACGACGGCGGCGCGGAAGCCGCGCTAACGGGGTTCACGGCCTACCTTGAAGTGCTGTTGCCGAACAAGCGAAACTACTACCGAGCAGCCGCCGCGATTTCGGGCAACGCCGCCACGGTGACCGTGGACGAAAACAAGCTTTGCAGCGTCGCCGGTTACACCGACGAAGCCTATTTCGCGTTCGAGAAAGACGGCGTGCGCTACTCAACGGAGCGCTTCGCAATCGAGATTTTGCGATGCGTCACCGAGGGGCAGAAGCCCGCGCAAAGCTGGGATGACGCTATAGACAACCTCATTTCGCGCGGCAACGCAGCGGTCAGCGCCGCGAACACGGCAGCGGGCGCGGCCAACACCGCCGCCGATGCGGCCAACAAGGCAGCCGCACGCGTCGAAACGGCGGTGAGCAACGCAAGCAGCGCGGCGAGCGCGGCCACAAGCGCAGCCCAAGCCGCCAACAGCGCGGCCACGGCGGCGAACACCGCCACGGGCGCGGCCAACAGCGCGGCGCAAGCAGCCACCAGCGCGGCAAGTGCCGCGAACGACGCGGCGGGAGCGGCCAACACCGCCGCAAACCGCGCGAACCAAGCAGCGGACAGGGTGGACAAGGCCATTGCGGACGCGGAAGCGGCCACGAAGGGCGCAAACCAAGCAGCGGAAAAGGCCAACGGTTCAGCAGACAAGGCAGACAAGGCGGCTGCTGACGCTCACACGGCGGCAGACGATGCCCGCGAAGCCACCAAACGGGCGCTTAGCGTCATTGGCAGCGGGACGGGCGGCGGCGCTTCGTCCGGCGGCGGCGCTGACAGCGCCGAGGTTGAGAAGCTTAAAGAGGAAGGGGGCGAGCCCCCAAACCCGCCCCGCGATCCTACCCACCAATACATAATCTATATAAAAAC